TTTATTTAAAGAAACTTAAAATTCATAATTCAACATTAGAACACGATAAAAAAACTGAAGGTGTTTATACAATAGAAAGTTGGATAGTTGAAGATGTTAAAAAAGATAAATCAGCTATTTACAATTTAAATGCAGTTGAAGGTGCTTGGGTTGTAGTTCAAAGAATAGACAATGATGAAGTTTGGAACGATGTTAAAGAAGGTAAATATCAAGGTTATTCTATTGAAGGATATTTCAGCGAAAAAGCAGAATTAAATTTACAAGAAAGTAAAGATTTAGAATTGATTGAAAAAATAAAACAAATATTAATTAATGTTTAACATATTTAAAATGGGAAAAAACAAGTACACAAGTCCAAAAGACGCAAAAAGAGGTTGTTTATGTGATGATAGCACATATTCAGCAGAATGTTGCAAAGGTGAATTAATCAATCAAGGTATTGGTTCAACAGTTGCACAAGGTACATCAACAGTAACAGTTGTTGATGGAGAAAGAACAATGGTTAGAACAAATGGCTAACCAATTTATAACAAGTTTAAATAATAATAATTTTTAAATAAAAAATAGATGACACCAGAAGTAACAAAGATTGGTAACAAGTTATTTGACAAAGTAGAATTTGCAAGTCAAAAAGTAGAATTAGGTATTATACAAGATATAATAGCTTTATCTAAACAAGGTCAAGATTTAAATACAAATGCATCAGATGGATTAGATAGAGCATTAGTTTTATATAATGAGTCTTTAAAACCATTAAACGCATCTAAAAAATTAATAGATAAAGTTAAAAGTGATGCAACTGCTTTAGGTTTAGAAATACCTAATGAAACAATAGCTATATTTAATAGAATAGATTCTTTTATTAATAATTCTAATAGTGCTATAAAACAAATTAGAGCAATAGTTTAAATAAATAAAAAAGTAAATATGAACGTAGTAAATCAAATTAAAGAGCTTTTGGGTATGGAAGTAAAACTTGCTCAAATGAAACTAATGGATGGTGTTACTGTTATTGAAGCAGAAACATTTGAACCAGAAATGGCAGTCTTTATTGTTAATGAAGATGAAAGAGTACCAATGCCAGTTGGTGAATATATGTTAGAAGATGGTAACGTATTAAAAGTAGAAACTGAAGGTGTTATTGCATCTATTGAAATGCCAGAAGAAGAAGCACCTGAAGTTGAAGAAGAAGTAGAAACTACTAAAAAAGAAGAAGAAATGGCAACTGAAGTAGCTACACCAAAAAGAGTAGTTGAAAGTGTTACTAAAGAAATGTTCTTTTCTGAAATTGAAAAATTAAGAGCTGAAATTGCTGAATTGAAAAGTGTAAAAACAGAAACAGTAGAATTATCAAATGATAACATTGAAGTTTTATCACACAATCCAGAAGCTACTAATGAAGTTAAAATGAATTTATATTCTAAAAAAAGACAAGCTACAACATTTGATGTAGTATTGAATAAATTAAACAAATAATAAAAATAAAAATTAAATAAAAAATGGCTACAACAACCTCAATTACAACAACCTATGCTGGGGAATTTGCTGGAAAGTATATTTCTGCTGCATTATTATCTGCTTCTACTATCGAAAATGGTGGTATTGAAGTAAAACCTAATGTAAAATATAAAGAAGTAATTAAGAAAATTGCTACTGATGCAATCGTAAAAGATGCAACTTGTGATTTTGATGCAACTTCTACTTTAACATTAACAGAGAAAATTTTACAACCAGAAGAATTCCAAGTTAACCTACAATTATGTAAAAAAGATTTCCGTAGTGATTGGGAAGCCGTTCAAATGGGATATTCTGCATTTGACAATTTGCCACCTTCATTTGCTGATTTTTTATTAGCTCACGTTGCTGCTAAAGTTGCTGATAAAACAGAAAAAAACATTTGGGCTGGTGTTACTGCTAATGCTGGTGAATTCAACGGATTTACAAGATTACTTACTTTAGATGCTGGATTACCAGCTGCTCAAGAAGTTGCTGCTACTTCAACAAACATTACTGCTGCTGCAACAGTTATCGCTGAATTAGGAAAATTAGTGGATGCCATTCCAGCAACACTTTATGGAAAAGAAGATTTGTATTTATATGTTTCTCAAGCAACAGCTAGAGCTTATGTACGTGCCTTGGGTGGATTTGGAGCATCAGGTTTAGGTGCTAATGGTACAAACGCAATGGGAACACAATGGTGGAACAATGGTTCACTTTCTTTTGATGGAATTAAAATCTTTGTTGCAAATGGTTTAGCTCCAACAGTTGCTATTGCTGCTCAAAAATCTAACCTTTACTTTGGAACTGGTCTTTTATCAGATAACCAAGAAGTGAAATTAATTGATATGGCTGATATTGATGGTTCACAAAATGTTAGAGTTGTAATGAGATTTACTGCTGGTGTACAATACGGAATAGTAGAAGATATTACTACTTATGGTATTACTAACGCTGCTAACTAATAATTAATTAATAATCAAATTAAGGGTGGTGCAAAAACACCACCTTTTTTTTAACTTTAAATATATAAAAATATGGCTTGTGATATTAGTTTAGGTAGATTAGAACCTTGCAAAGATAGCAATGGTGGATTAAAAGCAGTTTACTTTGTAAATTGGGGGGAAGTAACAGGTTTTACTTATGGTACGGGTGACCAAACAGATGCTATTGATGAAATAACTGGAACTCCAGATGCTTACAGATATGAGTTAAAAGGTAATTCATCTTTCACACAAACAATTACATCTTCAAGAGAAAATGGTACTACATTCTTTCAACAAGAATTGGCATTGACTTTGAAAAAATTATCAATAACAGATAACAAACAAATTAAGCTTTTGTCTTATGGTAGACCACAAGTAATTGTTGAAGATAACAATGGTAATTTCTTTTATTGTGGATTAGAACACGGAATGGATGTAACAGGTGGAACTATTGTTTCTGGAGCTGCGATGGGTGATTTAAGTGGTTATACATTAACACTTACAGGAATGGAACCAGTTCCAGCAAACTTCTTGTTGAATGATTTGTCAACTACTGGATTTAACGTTATTATTACAGATTAATAATTGTTTTTTTGTTTTTTAATTAAGGGATGCTTTAAGTGTCCCTTTTTTATTTTAAAACAATTTTAATATACTTTTATTTTTAAATAAAAAGATAATGATAATTTTAAAAGAGCAAGTAGAAGAACAATCTTTGAAATTCATTCCAAGAACCTATAGTGCTACATCAATAGTTTTGGTAAATGAAATGACAAATGAAAGTACTACTATAACATCTGATTTTTATATAGATGGTTATTATCTATACACAACAGCTACATTTGATTTAAAAGAAGGTAATTTTTATACATTATCTATTCTTAACAATACTGATGTAGTTTATAAAGATAAAATATTTTGCACAAATCAAGTTATTGCTAATTTTTCAATTAACGATGGTCAATATGTAGCAAATCAAACAACTAATGATTATATAGTTTATGAGTAATTCAAATATTTCTATTGTAAATTTAAGTGCTTATACAAGTCCTAAAATACAAGAAAATAAAAAGCAAGGTTATATAGAATATGGTGATGATAATAATTACTTTCAGTTTTTAATTGATAGGTTTTTATATTCAACTACAAATGGTGCTATTATTACTGGAATATCAAATATGATATATGGTAAAGGTTTAGATGCTTTAGATGCATCAAGAAAGCCAAATGAATATGCACAAATGAAAACCTTATTTAAACCAGATATGTTGCGTAAAGTATGTTTAGAACGCAAACTAATGGGTATGGCTTCTATGCAAATAGTAAAACAAAAAAATAAAGTAGTTAAAGTTGAGCATTTTCCTATTCATACTTTAAGAGCAGAAAAATGTAATGATAAAGGACAAATAGAAGCTTACTTTTATTCAGCAGATTGGAGTAAAGTTAAACCCTCTGAAGTATTAAAAAGAATACCAGCATTTGGTTTTGGTAATGGTAATGAAATTGAGATAATGGTTATTAAACCTTATTTACCAACATTCCACTATTATACACCTGTTGACTATAATGGTGCTTTAGATTACGCAATGCTTGAAGAAGAAATATCTGTTTATCAAATAAACGATGTAAAAAATGGATTTAGTGGAACTAAAGTTATCAATTTTAACAATGGAATTCCAACTGAAGAAATGCGTGACCAAATTAAAGCTGATGTTAAAAATAAGCTAACAGGTTCACGAGGTGATAAAGTAATTGTAGCTTTTAATGCTAATGCAGAAAGTAAAACAACAGTAGAAGATATACCATTAACAGATGCACCAGCACATTATGAATATTTAAGTAATGAATGCTTTAATAAATTAATTGTTGGTCATAGGGTAACAAGTCCAATGCTTTTAGGAATTAGAAATGGTGATGGTGGTTTAGGTAACAACGCTGATGAAATTAAGACTGCTACTTTGTTATTTGATAATGTAGTTATAAAACCATATCAATTAGAAATAATAGAAGCATTAAATGAAATATTATATTACAATGATATTAGTTTAAAATTATACTTTAAAACTATACAGCCATTAGAATTTACTGAATTAGACAATGCACAAACAGATGAACAAGTAAAAGAAGAAACTGGTTTAAGTTCACACACTTGTTTAAGTTCTGATATTGCAGATGCTTTAATTTCTAAAGGTGAGACGATGGGTAATGAATGGACTTTAGTTGATGAAGTAGAAGTTGATTATGATTTAGAAGATGAATACGATGCTGAAATTAACTTTATAAACGAAAAGAATAAAAAAAGCAAAAGTGCATTATCTAAAATATGGCAATTTGTTTCAACAGGAACTGCAAGACCAAACGCTAAAAGTCCTGAACAAGATGAAACTATTGATGGTGTACAATTCATAACAAGATATGTTTATAGTGGTAATGCTACTGGTCAAAGAGAATTTT